TAATCGGTTGTTGGTCTTTGTAAAACCCCATTCAAAAATACCATAACGCTATCTACATCATTATTTATATTAGTTAAAGTAAACGCTTGAGTAGAACCATCACCTGTAGCATTAGTAGTTGTTGGTCTTAGCGCCAGTGTACCAGCGACTGCTGGAACGACTACTGTTACACTTCCACCACCATAATTGGCGTGGGGTGAGGCTTGAATTTGTGTATAATGTGCGTTTCCGACTTCACAATATAGTTTAATTTGAGATTCACTGCCATCATTTTTTAAGTCAACTATACCAGATTGTAAAGTAATTCTATCATTACCACCAATTTTAATATCTATTTGATCGTCAGTATCTGCTGTAATAGAAGTATCTGCGTCAGCGTCTAATATTAACTCACTTGCGTTTAAATCTAAACTTGTTACTATAACAGGTGATGTTAATGTTTTGTTTGTTAGAGTATCGTTTGTATCTCTGGCAACTACCGTATCAGTAGCGTTAGGAAAAGTTAAACCGTAAAGAGTTGTGCCATCTCCTAATTTTGTATATAATTCATTAAAATTATCGTTTGTTATGTCACCACCAGCACGTATTGTACTACCTGTTCCATCGTCTGCGATAGTTCCGATATTAATTATTTGTTTTGCCATTGATTCTCTCTAAACTTTCTAATATTTATACATCATTTGTTAAAATGTTTTATCAAAAGTGAATACTGTTGTGTCAAAAGTATCACTTGTTCTATCAAAAGTAAATCCTGGTAATGTCGCTTTGATTTCCGTTGGATAAGTTATATATGTTTTTAAGTTATCCGTTGCGTAATCTTGTATTTGAACACCCGTTCCGTTGAGTGAATTATTTAAACCTATAATGGTATGATCCGCCCAATTGACCATTTTTAATGGAGTAATCATAGTTACTGATCCAGGACCTGCCGCTGTAAACGCAGTTGTTCTGGCGTGTGTGTGAGTACCAGTAAACATATTATTTGAACCAAATGGATTATCATAAATGTTTAGTGTTTTCATACGTGGTCCAGCATAAGCGTGACCAAACTTATATTCACCACCACGAACTGATTGACGTACAATTGCTGGAAATGATACTTTATATTTTTTAGTTAAAGTTAAATCTCTTGTATTTGGAGTAAAGTGTTCACTTGTACTATCATCAAAATCTGGATCAACACCTAATTGAGGAGTTGCTCTTAAAGTTGTTCCATCATCTTCTGTTCCTAATCTTCTTCCAAAGATAGTTGAGAATAATGTATTAAGTATTCCAAAGATAGGCGTTTCTTGTAATCCTGAAACAATACCTTCAACAGGAAATGAAATTCCTGCGTTAATAGTTGTTTCAATGTTAACTTGACCTGTAACATAAAAACCACCTGTGTGAATTGTTTGTTTGAAACTATCTCTCCACAAATTAATTGATTGACCAACTTTAATTACGTAAGAAAAATCCTGATAGTATAAACTATCTTGTATTCTCATTGTGTTTTCTGAAACGTGACCATCTTGGTTGATGAATGCTCCAGATGTGATTGCTACTGCTCCAACACTTGTTGTTGCTGTTGCTTGGTCAAAAGTTTTTACTGTTCCAGTAGCAAAAGATAAAGCATCTGTAATAGTTGTATCACTACCAAAAGTTCCTGTAGCATCCGATAAAGTTAAAAGACCTCTACTACTATCATAAGATACAACAGTTGCTGTTACAGCATTTCCATTTGCATCTTCACCCGTAACTGTACCATCAGGAGTAAATTCACCTGTAACACCTGTAACAATAATTTTTGTTCTTAATGTTAATGTTGGAGAAGGTGACAATTCATATTGCGCACCTGATTCAACAATTTTTGAAGATATTATTCTTCCAATCTCATTACCATAACAAAGTATTTTGCCTGTATCACCTAATTCACTATCTGTGTTAATTGATATAGTAGGTAACTTATTATAATTGTTTCCAGGATTTCTTAAATGTACATCAGTAATATCACCCGTACCGGTTCCAACTTCTTGGACTATTTTATCACCGTTATAAGAATCTCCTACAGTTGTATTTGTTTCTAATACAATGTGATCTGTAATTGTTGATGAGTAATCTGTGTCTTGTAATAGATATTCTGGTTCATATCTTTCAGTCGTTGCTGATTCTTCTTGTATTAATTTAAATCCATCTTCTAATATAATTGTACCAGGCTCATCTGTTTCTAATAAAATTGTACTTAAACCATCAGAGGCTGTTTCTAATAATACTGAACCACTATTGTCTTCAAAAATAATTTGTAAATCTGTTCCATCTTCTGATGTAATACCACCATTTACTACGGATACAAAACCTGATGCACCTGAACCAGTTGTACCTGAATTATCAAATACTAATTCATCTCCAATAGAATAACCTGAACCAACATCACTTATAAAAAGATTTGTTATACCACCTCTACCAATATTATCTACTTGAATAATTGCGCCAGTTCCACCAGCAGTAATTGCGATGTTTTCATCTTCTTCATACAAAGTACCATCATTTGTAAATGTAACTGCTTCGGGAATACCTGTAATATTTGCTTTGATAAAAATGTCATCTTCATCAGTAGCAGTTCCTCTAATTTCTTCACTTACAACAAACGTACCTGTAATAGTATCATTATTTAAAATAAATTCTGATACTTCGTTTGCTCCAATTCTAAATTTAAATACGTTTTCTACAATTGCAGTTGCACCTGAAGTTAATCCTGTGATTGTTCTTCCAATCAAATTAAGTGTATTACCCACTGAAGATATAACTCTTAATATTGTCTTTGTATCCCAATTACCATCGGACACTCTTAACATTTGCTCTCTAGGATAAATTGTTTCTGAATCTAAACCAAAAAGTAATTTAAAAAATAATTCGTGTCCTCTGTTTGTACCTTTTGCTTGATAAAGAGATTTAATGTTTTTAATTAGTTTTCTTTTATCAATATTTTGATTTAAAGTTTCAGGTAATGTATTTAAAAATTCATTTCTAAATTTTGTTAAAAAATTTGATATGACTTTATCAGGATCTCTAAAGTTTAATAAGTCTTGTATGCTGTTTACAGGATTTGGTTTGTAATTATTAATAACAGCACTTGCATTTGATGATGAACCAACTACCGTTTCACCTATAATAAATTTGTCTTGTGCTGAAATAAATAAACGACCATTTTCTAAATCTTCACCTAAAATAGTTGTAGTAGCTTTTGAAGTTTGACCTGTAATTGTTTCACCATTTGTAAATTTACCAAACGTAGAACTTTCTAAAAGTATTTTATCACCAGCGTCAATTAATGTACGATCTGAACCTAAACGTGATGCGTTTAAAATTAATTCATTTGCTTGCGCAGTTTCTGTTTCTAATTGAATACCATCTGTTGTTTGAACTGAAGTTACAATTAACTCCGCTGACTCCATAAAAGAGTAATATGCTTTTACAAACTCTAAAAATTTAGGGTGTTGTTCTAATATGAACTCTGGTGCCTGTTGATTTATCAGGCTCGATATTTTGTCTTTAAATGTAGCCATTTTCCTTAAATGTAACTAGATGATGTTGTATATCCTACACCCGCATCAGCAGAACCACCAACAAATGTATCTGCCTCTACAGTGATAGATGAGTTACCTGTATCAATTGAAATAATTTGATCTCTAACAGGTATAATATCGTTTGAATTAGGTTGAGTTGTAAATTCAATTACAGATGAAACTGCACCTCTAATATTTTCTACATTAGATATACTTAAAGAAGAAACAGTAATTTGACCTGTTGCATAATTAATTGTTCCTTGAGTATTATTTACGTAGTTTCTTGTAGAACCTGTTAAATAATATCTTCTAACATTTCCTTGACCGTCATCATCAAGGTAATAAACTCTATTATTTGTATCACCTGAAATTTTAAAACCTGAAGTTTCTAATACGCCACCTTGAGCAGATTTGTGTTCTGGATGCGGATTGTAAATAGCATTTCTAAAATATATGTTATATCTTGCTGAAGTGTTTAATTGTGGTGTTAAAGTTTTTCTCATTCTTAATGTTGTGATATTTGATAATATACTAGAATCAGTATCATCAATTAATTCTACAATTTTTGAATATCTAAAAACTTTATCAAATTTTTCTAAATTAGCTGTATTGTAATTATTTAATGATGTAATTATTTCAGATTTTAATGTATCAGCATTTTTCGTAGTTGCCTTTTCATCATACTTAACATTTGAAGTTAGTAATATTGTTGTAGTTTCTGGATCAATAATTTCTGGTCTTACAGAGGCAACATTATATTTTTGTAATTGAGTAATAATACTTTGTTTAGTAGTATTTGTTAACGTAGAACCTGATGCTGCTTTAATCGCAATCTTTACTACACCATAAACTGGAGTTTCATCATCTTCACCACCCCACGCTGAAACTGATTGAGCGTTTGGATAAATTTCTTGTACTAATGTTTCATAATCGGTTGTAGTTACAGCTCTATCTTGTCGAGCATAATTTAAAGGTGCATTATACCTAATAGACTCTTTTGATTGTCCTTCTGAACCACCTTGAGCTACGGAATTTGTTGTAATGGTTACATCACTAAATCCATTTATAGTTCCTGACAAAGTAAATGAAGAAGCACCGTTTGCCTCAGTTTTATTTGTTACAATATATTCTAATATTACAATATTTCCATCATCTAAAGATTTTCCTATAACTCCATCACCAAAATATACTTCAAATTTATTATCTTCTACTTCTTGTATAAAATAAACTTTTGAAGTATTATCTAAACTTGTTAAACCAGTTGATAAATTATAAGTTGTAGTTGTTGTATCAGAAATAGAATTTTGTACTTTTACTTTTAATGTTGATGTATCTGCTCTTGTAGAATTAATTATAAATCTTTGATCAGGATCAGAACTATCTACAGTGTATTTGTAGGTTACAGAACTTCCTTCATAGATGTTAACATTAGAAAATCTATACACACCATCTACTGGTGTTATTGTAGCATCAGCGTTTGTTATAAATTGATATGACACTCCATTGACTGATGTACTAAAGACAGTACCTTTATCCATTGTGATAGATGTACCAGTTGCATTATTAATTAAAATATCTATATTAGCAATAGGTGATCTCGGAGATGTTGGTGTATAACCTAGCATTTTAGCTAATGATACAATACTATTTCTTAAATCTGCACTATCTAAAAACATTTCATTTGCCACAACATTAGCATTGTAAGCAAGATAGTGAGTGTTGTAAGCAAGTAAGTCAAGTAAAATAGAAAAACCAGAACCTTCAAAATTATAATCCTGAAACTCTGCTTGATTTTGTAAAAATGTTTTTAAGTTTGCTTTGATTTGGTCAAAGTCAATTGCTGATATTTCTAATTTATTTGATGCCATCTTATCTTAATCTTTCTAAAAATGTTTCTACAACTACAGGATCCTCAATACCAACTACATAAAAATAGATAGAAACTTTTAATCTATTTCTATCAGGTTCATCATCAACTGTAATCTGATTTAATGAAACCCTTGGTTCGAAGTTTGTAATTACTTCTTCTATTTTTCTTTTTAAAAATATACCAGTTAATGGAGTATAATTTTCAAAAAGTAATTCTCTAACACCACAACCTAACTCTGGATGGAAAGGTCTTTCATAAAAATTAGTTTGTACTAAATTTTTTACACTTCTTTTTACAGCATCAACATCTTCTATTTTAGTAACATCATTAGTTACAGGATTACGTGTAAAGTCTAAATCTAGGTCTTTATATAATCTTGTACTACGTTTACTTTTATTAGTATTTGAAGCGTCATATATTGCCATAACACTAATATTTATACACTAATTAGATAAAACATTTGAAGAACCTGATATAGTATGACCACAAGAAGCGGCATCACCTTCTCTGCATATTAATATACTGTTAACTCTTACTGTACTAGAACTACCTACCATCGGTGGTGTAGGAGAATGAGGTGGTAACCCGTGAGAAGCAACTCTATCACCCTTTCGTACTACGCCTTTACCATTTACAAAAACATTTTCACTACCATCAATAGCGTTACCGCCAGCAGCATCAGTTGTTTTTCTGGCAACACCAGGCATTTAACAAGGTTTTCCTTGGCCTCTATAAGGCTTAAACGATCTTTTTTTAGATTTGTTCATTGAACTTTTTTTAACATTTTTTCGATTACCTTGTGATGTCTTTTTAGGTATTCTTTCGTGTCTTACATATTCTTTTGCTAATTTTGCCATTATCTACCTAATTTCTTTTTTCTTCCAAGTGGTAATTGAATTGAACTAACAATCTTCTTACCTTTTTTACTAATATATTCAAATCCTATCAATTGATTT